GTCTGAGTCGCAGTTTGAGCCAGCCGATTGATTCTCTCCACATACTGAGTGTGTACCTCTGGAGTGATTTTCTTTCCTGCCAGGAGCTTGTCAAGTTCAGCGAGTCCTTCAATTGGGGTAAGTTGCCCTTTTGATACGGCGTCAAAGATTTGCCGCGCCAGGTCTTCCCCGGTGGCTGCCGCACCTTGGGGTAGTGCCAGTCCCTTGTCCTGAGTGACGCCACTTAGAGCAGGTGTTTCGGGTGGCTGGTGCGTGGCGGTTTCGCCCGGTCCTTCGACTTTGCCGCCGTGTTGTCCGGTAGGTGCTTTGTTCCCGATGTCAAAGCCACGCAGGAATGCGTAATAGTCCACGTGGGATTTAATTTTTCCTAAGTCGGAAGAATCCAGCGACCCTTTTTCGGCGGCAAGCGACGCTTTGGCAAGGATGGCATCTGCTTCCTCACGGCTGGTCATTCGTTGGATGTCAAGCATCAGGTTGTTGAACAGTTTTGGATCGCGCTCGACTTTGGGTTCCGTGGTGGTCAGTTCGCCTTCGGTTGCTGGCGTCGTGCCGGTTTCGCCGCCTTCCTGGAAACGTCCACCGCCGTTTTGATTCTCATTCGTGCCGGTCGTGCCCGTGCCGCCACCACCGCCTGCTGTTCCTTCTTTTGCGGCACGAGCGTCCTTAATGGCGTTGATACGTCGTACCGCTAAATCATATTCTCTCTCTCCTAGCGTTCCCTGTTCGTATTGAATCCGCAAATTTTCAAGGGCGCTTTCCGGGCTGGACGTGCCAGATTCAACTTCACGAATCCACGTGGCGGCTGAACTGGCACCGACCACGTTTGCCTCATCAATAAATGTGGCAATTTCACCGGTGGTCGGGGCGTATTTGTCCCCAATGATAGATTTCAAATCCAGATCATAGATGTTCTTTCCAGTATCGGATGCTTCCTTGATAGCCGCGTCAAAGCGGGTCTTCTGAATGCCTTTGAGTTCACTCAGGAAATCCGAGTACTCACTGCCTTTGTTTTTGTATTTTGAATCCCGTGTGATTTGGAGGGCGGTATCAATTGCCTGATCGAAACTGATGCTCCCATCTTCAAAGGCGTTTAGAACGGTATCGAGTTCAGTTTGAAGTTCGTTTCGGTTTTGCCCGCGTTGACGGTTCGGATCATTCGGTCTACCGCCAGTCTGTCCACCAGTGTCCGTCCCCGTGCCACCCCCTGGAGGTGTTCCGCCCGGTTGCGCGCCTTGCCCGGTATTGACATCATAGGTCGTACTTGACCCTCCGGTTCTAGCCCCTCCACCAGTCCCACCGCCACTCCCCGGAGAAAGGTTAGAGAGCGTACCTTGAGCATCGGTGGCAGCCCTGGAGATACGGGCAATACCAGTTTCGATGAACTTGAAATAGTCATCCCAGCTTACCTTGAGGTCGTCCAGTGCTTTCTGGGTATCCGACTTGATGTCGGCAAGCGCCCGGTCGTGCTGGTTACGGGCTTTCTTCAGGTTGTCGTCCAGTTGCTTTGCCTTGTTGTCAAAATCGGTTTGCGCATCGGCAAGGTCTTTGGCGCGGCGGCGTTCGATTTCGGCTTTTTGTTCTTCATACGCCAAACGGTCGTCTTCTTTTTGCTTGGCGATAGCTTCAGCTTCAAGCCGTGCATCTTCAATCCGTTGCCGTTCCTGTTCCGCGTATTTCGCGTTGATGGACTCGACTTGCTGGGCGTGCAATTCCTTCAGCCGCTTAATGGCTTCTGTGTTGCCTTCGGCTTCGTATTTCGCCAGTCGTTCCTGATATTCCTGATTGGCTTGAAACTGTTCGTTGAGTTTGGCGACTTCAGCTTCAATCTCTTCTTTGGATTTGCCGGACTTGAGAACCTTCTGAATATCAGCCTGATGCTTCTCCTCGTCCTTGCGCTTGCGTTGAATGGTGGCCAGTTGACCGTCAATTTCTTTTTGTTGGGCAATCGCTTCGGGGTCACCAGCTTTGGCCTTGCCTGAAATTTCCGCCCGGCGCGATTCAAGCTCAACTTCCTGATCCAGCAAGTCAAAACTGCTGCTCAGGTAATCATCATTTGCCTGTTGCTGCAGGTCTGCAATCGAGCGCAACCGTTCCCGTTCCCGGCGCAGCGAGTCTTCAACCGCCTTCTCTTCGGCTTCTTTTTCGCGGTCCAGCCGATCCTGATTGAGCTTGACCAGATCGTCGTCAGCCTTTTTGTTGATCTCAACCTTCTTGTCGGCAAGGTCCTTTTGGGCATCCTCCATTCCCTTGCGATGGGCTTTTTCGGCATCGCGCAACCGCTTGTTGGCGTTCTCAATCGCGGAAAGTTCCCGGTCACGAATGGACTGCAAGGACTCGGCAAGTTGCTTAGCGGCGGCTTCCCGTTCGGCGCGTTGTTTTTCATTCTCTTCACGCTGAATTTCGCGTTGGCGCTTCAGAACCTCATCCATTGCCTTGACTGCTTCTTGTGCGTAGTAGTCAAGCAATCCTGCAATTTGACCCGCTCCGAGCGCAGCGGCGCTTCCGGCGGCTTCCGTTAGCCGTTTTTGAAAATAATCAACGTACTCGTCAATATTCTCTTTGGTGGCTTTTGATGCCTCATTCTTGAGATTGGCAATCCACGAGATCATGCCTCCAACGCTGGCTTCCTGTGCGGCCTTCGCTTTTTCCGCCGCTTCTTTTGCTTCGTTGGCAACTTCGTCAATTGCATCTTTGGCACGTTTAGCCCCATCTATCAGTGCACCAGTGGCCGCATCGTGGGCCTGTTTGATTTTGTCCACGAGTTGAAGTCGCTGGGTCTCAAGGTCAAGGAGTTCGTTTTCAGGTACGGCCTGTGCTTTTTTGGCTTCAATAATCAGGTTGAGGTTTTCAAGCTCGCGTTGCAGCCCTGCCTCTTTCATTTTGCCGAGTTCCATCTGAATCGTCAGTTCGTCGGCTCCGGCCTGTCTGAGTTGCTGTTCTTTTTGGCGGAGAGCAATTTCAAGCTTGGCGTTCTCTTGATTGTTAAGCGCCTGGATTTTGGCGATTTTGTCGGCCTCGTCTGCAATTTCCGCCTGCCGTGAATCAGCTTTCAATTTGATCCTGGCTTCTTCAAGCTGAGTATCAAGCTTATTCGCTTCTTCTTTGAGCTTGTTTTTCTCCTCAACTGAAATTTTTTCGTTTTGCAGGTCCGCTTCAAGCAATGCCTTTTTCTGCTCAAGCGCCGCAACTGACTGCTCATACTGGGCTTTCACGGACTGGCTATGTGAAATTTGGTGCGACTTTTCCTTCTCTTGAATGAGTGCGATTTCCGCTTTGGCCTGCGTCTCCAGTTTGGCAAATTCTTCCTTGCGGTCACGCTCAAGTTCTTTGGCATAGGCTTTCTCGATTGCCCGGCGGTCTTCGTTCCCCTGCCTGAGCGCTTCCGTTTTTTGTTTTTCAATCGCGACGGCGGCGGCTTTGGCCTCTTCGTTCAATTTGTCAATGATTTCCTGCGTGTAGCTTCCTGGATCCGCGTTCGCTGCGTCGAGTGCCGCCTGTGCCTTAGCAAGCCGGTCCTCCAGGTTGGAGAGGATTTCATCGTCTGCCTGCTTGTGCATTTCTGCGACTTCTTGCGCACCTTCAATTTCGCTCTTCGTGCCATCGGCAACCGCTCCCTTAACTTCTTCAACGCGGGCTTTCGTGGATTCCGTAATGGCGGCGTTGGCTTCCGTGTAGGCTTTAGCCATTTCCGCTACGTCGTTTGCCGCTGACAGAACCGACTTGTTGTGCTCGTCAACCACGTGGTTCAGTTTTTCAATGCCTTCTTTGAACTTTTCAATATCGGTCAATGACTGGGCGTATTGTTTCCGAAGGGCCTGTAGTTTCTCCGGGTTGACGCTTCCCGGATCTACGGATTCTTTGGCGTTGGCATCGCGCAACAGGTCCTTGAGTGCGTCACGACGTTTTTCAAGGTTGGCAAGACTGTCAGCATTGGCCTTGTCCTGAATCTCTTTGATTTGCGCGGCGGCTTCCTTCTCCGTCAAAACACGTTGCTTGACGAGAGTTTCAATGACAGCTTCCCGATTGCGCACACTGACAGCAATCTGAGTATTTGCCTTGTCAGTCTTGTCAACAATTTCATCTGCCGCCTCTGCCATCTTTTGGCTATAGGAAACAATCCCAAACGTGTCTCTGAGGGACTTGATGATTTCCGCCGTGTATCGTAAGTCATCGGCAAACTTTTTGAACACGTCGCTCCAGGATGTGACTTCTTCGGCAAATCCCAGATTCAGAATTTGGTTAGCAATATTGAACAGCGTCAGGAAGTTTTCGGATACGGTTTTGGCTGAACTGATAATGACGGCGAACGCTTCCGAATTTAACTCCAGAAAGGCGTCCACAAGCTGGTGCATTCCTTCGCTGGTGATTTCCGTCGCCTGAAGCAAATTCAGGTACTGGTCAATAAGTTTGGCGATACCTTCCGATCCAGCCACACCGAAGGACTGGGTGATGCCCTTGTTGACAATCTCCAGTTTGGCCGCCGCTTCACGGTACTTGTTGAGGTTCTCTTCCTGTTCCGCCGTGAGAATGATATTGAACTCGCGGACCGCTTTAATATAGTTGGCATATCCGGCCCTTGCTACTTCGAAGGCTTTCACCCCGCGCAACCCGAAGAGTTCAACCAGCGCCTCTTTCTGTCGGAAGTCAAGCACCAACCCTTGGGTTTGTTGCGCCAGTTCCTCAAAGAGCGTTCCGGCGTCTTTGATTTGCTTGTTGGCGTCCACGACGCTGATACCGAAGGCGTGAAATGCTTCAGCCGCCTGCTTATTGCCTTTAGCGCTCTCCACAGCTTTACCCGTCAAGCGTTCAAGCATCACGCCCGCCGTCATTGCGTTCAGCCCAAACTTTTGCAGCCCCATCGTGATAGCGGCAATCTGTTCGCGGGTGGCACCAGTGACTTGCGAGAGTTGAGCCAGCGTGGATTGGAACTTGGCGGTTTCCCCAGCGGCGCTCTTGAGGTACGAGATCATCGCAATATCGGCTTCATAGATCGCTTCCGCCGCTTTGACCAGTGCCGTGCCAAGCGCAATCACAAGGGCTACCGCCGCCCCGATAGGACCAGCCGCCGCGCCTAACCCTGATGCGAGCGATGTAACGCCGGAAATCAAACCATCAATGCTGACGCCGGATGCACCGATGGCTTCAGCCAGGACACTGAGCCGCCCCCCGGTTTCTGAAGACACTAGCCCTGCCTTGCCGATGGCCTGAATAAAACTTCCGATGGTGTTGCCCCCGCCCTTGATGGTGGCGAGAAGTTCTTCAGCCTTTGACTTGTAATCGGAAAGGCCGCCTTTGGCCGCGTTCAGTTCGGCCTGTGCCGCCCCGATAGCTCCCTGAAGCAAGCCCTTCTCTTTAGGGTTGGTAGCCTGACTGAGCCAGTACTTGAGTTGCTTCAGTTCGTCTTCAAGTCGCTTAATGGACCGGACTTCATCCTCAGTCGCCGCCGCTCGCTTTTTGGCATATTCCGTCGCGGCCTTTGCCCCTTCGTCTTCAACTTTATTCATCCGGCCTTTGGCGTCAATGACGGAAGATGTCGCCTTAGCGTTGCGTTCCTGGGCTTGCGCGACTTCGTTGCTGCTCTTGACTTGCGCTTCAGCGCTTGACGTAACTTGAGCCTGTGCCGCAACTTCCTTTTGCTTGCTGGCCAACGACTGTTCAGCCGCCTGTTGTTCAGCCTGTCGGGTGCGTTCAATCGCGATGATGAGTTGTTCGTAGCTCTTCTGGTAATCCTGAATGGTCTGCTTCGACGCGGAAATTGCTTCATTGACCGCTTTGTACCCGGTCACGTCCTTATCAGCGACGGTCTGTTCACGGGCACGTTTCAGTTCCTGAACGTAGGCAATTTCTTCGGCAATCGCTTTGGCGTACTGATTGGCCTTGACGATGAGTTCCTGTTCACGAGTCAGAGCTTGTTGGGCAACGGTCTGGGCTTCCTGCTGAACTTTGGCGGCGGCGGCAATCGCTTCAGCCTTTTTTGCCGCATAATAGGCCGCATCCTGTTCGGCTTGAATCTCTTTTTTTGAGGCAGCCTGTCGCCGGGTAGATGTCTCCTCACGCTGAACGGTTTCCTTTTGGAGTGCTGCCATCACCTCCTGGCTGGCCTTGAGCATCTCCTGTGCCTGTGCCGCCTGCGATTTCTGAAGCTCGATAATCGCTTTCTGGGTGGCTTCAAACCCCTGCGCTGAAGTGTCGGCTACCGCTTTGACTCCCGCACCGCTCGTGATGACCGACTGGACAAACCCGTTCCACGCCGCCAGTGCCGCTTGCGTATTGAACTTGACATCGAATTGAACGGTGCCCGGCGGCGGTGAACTCATCCTATTCCCTTTCCCTTTCGCTAATTGGCTTTGAAGTTAAATTCTTTCTGGGTGCGGGCGTCAATTTCGGCCTGCTCGCGGGCTTCTTCCCGAATCCGGAAACACTTCTCCGCGATGGCCACATCAATTTCAAACGCCAGCAACGGGTCCTGTATCCTCAGTATCTCCGATGGGGACTTGTTCCACTCCTTCGCGGCCTTCACGACCCACCAGACGCTTGATGATTTTAAAAAAGTTGACCAGCGATTTAACGCCGACACCATCCTCTCCCACGTAATCGTGACCAATGGCGAACGCGTAAATCTTGGCGGAATCCACGTCCGAAAGAATTGACGGATGGAGTTCACCTTTTTCGACGTTCGGCGCAAGTGAAAAGACCAGTCGGGAAAATTCGCCCGTTTCATCTCGCGTTCCCACCACAAGGTTACAGATGGTCTGGTATACGTCCTGGGTGATGTCGCGTGATGTTTTCTGCATCCGCTCCTCCATCTTTTTCGCGTGGGCCTGCTGCATCAACTCCCAGTTCTTTTTGGTGATGCCGCGTGGTTTTTCCGTGGGAAGCGGTTCAATATCGTCCAGCGAGTTCAGCGCCGTGGGTGGCATAATGTTGCTCTTCAGAACCAGCAACGGGGTTGGATTGCGAAGGACCAAGACATAACCGAACTCGCTTTGGATATCGGTGGTTTCGTAGCGGATTTCTTTTTTTCTCTGGTATTCAGCCGGATCAAACTTGAGCATTCATTGAGATGACCTTTCAGATATAGCACGGGTTGATCACAAACCCGGCGGGTGGGAATGACGGAACTCCAGCGTCCATTTCGGTTCCGTAAATGCGCCCGATTCCCACGGGATTTCCGTCAATGCGTCGCATCAGCCCGGTGACGCGCACATTCATCGTTGATTCTTTGTTCTTCTCGCCGGCAAAAGAAAAGCCTTCACACTTCATATGGTAGATTGAAACAATAATCACGGACGGAGAACATGTTGACTCACTGATGAGCGTCAGGCTGCGCGCCGGAACGCCCCCATTGAGAGGAACGCCAAGCTCTCCAAAGTCGTCGAGTGCCCCGCCGGAAAAGAATTTTCGGAGAAAATTGCCATAGTCCAGACCGAGACTCAACAGGGTAAACTGGGCATCAATCGAATGCAAGCGCCGCCCCTGGACCGATGGGGCAAAATCACCTTCGTAGGTGTACTCGTTGGTCTGAATTTGAAGCCCGAAGCTGGCTGGTCCCTGTGTGAGTCCAAGCGAAACACCGGTGGGTGGCATCCCCACGGCCTTGATGTAATTGATGTCCGCCACTGTGAGCGGGGTGTGCGTATCGCCCCACACTGAAAAGTACCCCACGTGCAGGCTATTGGTATTGAGTACCCCTTCAGCCGGTATTGGGTCACTGGCTTGCCAGACGGGTGGTGGGTTGATGACGGGCACGGCGGTTGCCTTTCCTGAGAAAAAATAGAGAAAAGAAAGTTACGGAATCACGGTATAGTCTAAAAGAGTGACCCGAATGGTTGTGTCCGTGAGAGCGAATCCCACGATTTGCGAGTAGCCCGCCACCGGTTCGGTTTCGGTTAAGGCTCCGGCGCTATCGAAGTACAACCTTGCGCCCGGCGTCCACGTCCACGCTCCATCGGTCAGCAGCCCTGACCGGCGTACCTGAAGACTCGCCCCCGATGCCACACCCACAACGGAAATACCCAGGACGCGCCCAGCCTCGGCGCTGTCGGATGAATCAGCAATCAAGGCTCCAAGCGTGTCGTCTGCCCGAACCACCAGACCGGCGCTAATCGCCTCAGCCGCCGTTACGAGTTCATCACCCGTGGGCACATCATTCAGTTCAAAGACGATGACCAGCATTATGGTTTCCGGGGCACTCGTGCTCACATTGGTGCAGTTCACCGTGAGCAGTTCACCCCCTGCGATCACCCCAAGCGTGGTGGATGCCGTGGCAAGGTCACTGGTGGCGGAACCTGGTTCAAGTTGCGGGCGCGATGCCTCATCCGAGAAAATCGAAACCGCGTCCAGCAGGATGTCATAGATCGTATTTCCGTCCCCACCACCAGCGGCACGGGCGTAGGCTTGCGCTGAAACAATGCGTCCCGCCCGGTTGGGAAGGTGCAATTGAACCAGATCATCAGCGACCGCCGCTAACCCGGTGAAGGTTGTCAGGATGTAATTTTCGACCAGTGACATCGTTTATTCGCTTTTCGTTCGAAAGGGAAAAAGGGCAACCGGGCGTTCCCGCGTGTGCGTCGTGCCTGCGATTGCCCAAGAAAGTTAAGGTTTTAGCGTGTCATCCCTTACGGGGTGGTAACGTACGCCTGATAGAGTTGGTCGTTAAAGGCACGGGTGGCCACCGGAATGCCCATTGCCGTCACCGATGGTTTGGCATATTCGTTTTTACCGAGTGTCCACACCAGCGGACCTGAGAAGTACGCTTTGTAGAGCACAAACACGAACACGCCCACGTCCTGCTCGCACACGAAGATACAGCCCTTGGTTGAATTCACGGACCGTTTGGCGCCGTAAATCTTGTTCCGGGTAGCATTTGTCGTGTAGCAAACACTTGGCAGTAAGGCCAGCAGGTCCGGTTGAAACACCGAGACGTGGTTGAACTTGATAGTTGCCTTCGTGTCGCCAAGGTAGGGTTTGATCATCCCTGGCAACTCGTTGGTCGGAATGCCGTTAATCGGTGCATCAATGGAAAGTTCCACCGTGCCGGTGGTGACTCCGATTTGAACTGCTGACGCATAATCCACGTTCAGGTCAGCATCGAGCGGCACGTCGTTGTCAAAGCCGAGCGGACAAATATCAGCCACGTCAGCAATCCACAGCGTCCCCCCGCCCGATGTCAGAATATGAGTCTCGTCTAATGATACGCCCATAGTTGTTGTGTCCTTTCGTTACAGGTTGTGCGGGGTCGCCGCAGGGAAAAGAAAAAGAGAAAAGAACTGACGAGGTGCAGGCAATCACTTGCTTTCTGCGCTCCCCGTGCCCGTGCCTGAAATGCCTTCAGACGAACCGTCAACTTTTTTGGCAGTGCCGACAAGCTCCGCCCCGACTCGCTCAATCGTCATTACCCCGGTCTCGGAATTCACCGGCAACTGTCGGTACAGTGGGAATTCCGGTGTCTTCTTCGGGGTAAACCGGATGGTACTATCCTGAAAATCCGGCCCAAGGTTTTGCTTGACTTCGGTCTCAATCCGCGCCTTGTATTCCGGCCACGTCAAATCCCGGTACTCAATTTTGACCGGCGTGAGCGTTTCGGTGCTGGCTGTTTTACCGCTCGTACCCATCCCGTACCCAAAGAGAATCAATGCGGTGCTCACGATAATCACAGTACAGAGCGTGTGCCATCCGGGTGGGAGTCTTGGATTATTTATGGTTTCGGGCTGTTTGATTTTACTGGTCATACATTCACGCCTATCTTACTGTGGGTTGAAATAATTGAATTTGAGTTCGGTTGATTCAGGCCATACGCCTGTACCGTTAATGACTATCGTCGTTGTGGTTGATGTAACGTGAAAGTTGCCTACTGTGAACTGGGCATCAACATCGGCAGGCGTGAGCTGAGGGAACGGCGCGCTGGACATTGCAGAAGAAAACGTAAGGGTGCAAATGACCCCACCGTCTGGTGTGGCGGTGCCGGTGGTAATCGTAATTTCCCCCGCAAGGTCAGTCCCGCTCACACTCACCGTTGCGCCCGTGCCTGCCCCTGCTCCTACCGAGACAGTAGGGGCAGCAGTTCCGCCTTTGAGTCGGTCGGTGACGAGCAACCCGGTCACATCGGTAGCAGTGCTATCAATCGTGACCGCCGTGGTGTAACTCTGGACAGTTGCACCACTTGACCCGGCACTCGCATACTGCAAATAAAGTTTGCCGGGTGTGGCGTTCCCGGTACCAGCGCCACCTCTCAGATACAAAGAGGCTCCGGCAACGTCTGTGCCAGACCCCCGTGACGGCTGAAAAGTAACGTTACTGGGCGCAGCGGCGTCATATCCCCGCCCAATATACCAGTCGTTGTAGGGGGTGCCGGTACTTCCAAACGAAGCCGCATTCGCGGGCAGACTCGCCCCGCCGTTAACTCCGACTGACAGGGAACTGCTAGCTCCATACTGTTGTGCTCCAATCGTGATCGAGTTACTCAGATTCCCGCTCGCTGCTGCCTGCGCTCCAAATGCCGTGTTGCCTGTTCCTGTAGAAATATTACTCCCGGCAAAATACCCGAAAACACTATTTGACGTTCCGGTTGAGAGCGAGCTTCCCGCCCCCGACCCGAATACGGAAGTGGACGCAAACCCGCCCGGTGTACCGTTAGGGACGCCTTTAGCGGAAATTTCAAAAATCTCCGTGCCGCTGCTATTGAAAATCTGGAATAAATCTGACGACTGTGACGGCTGCCCCTGGATTGCTATAGCCGTTACATTTGTCGTGGTCGGCTCAATATAAACATTAACGCTATTATTAGCGGTAGTAGGAGTACCTAACTGTAATCTAGTCGCAGTTCCAGGAGAAGTAGCCCCACCTAATAATAAAACATTCGAAGAGCCTAAAGAAACATTACCGTCAAATTGGCTAGTCCCACTTCCTACCCATAAAGCATATGGGTTGGTGATAGTAGCATTAGACCCCGCGATAGGAGCGCCAGATATAGCTAATGTTGCCGCAGACGTAACCGTGCTAGTGCCAGAGAACGCGATTGTTGGCGCTCTCATATAAAAGAATCGCTGGTTAGTAATTGCACCAGTGGCCCAAGTATAAGTTCTTGGCGGGTTATACCAAAAAGCATTGTATTCAGATGAGGCAGTGATCCCTGTATTGCCTTGAACTCCACTGAAATCGAGCCATGCTTTTGGCACGCCGCTCGTGCTTGGTTGCGCCCCCTCGAAGGAGAGCGAACCATACTCACGGAATACGCCAACATTAATACTCCCCGCCGTTCGCAGAGTGATACTGGTCCCCGTGGTCGCAAAAATGCCAGAACCAGAATAGATACTACTGGCACTCTCAACCGCGCCGTCAGAGTAGACAGAGAGCATGCTAGCCCCAGAGTCGTCATTGAACCGCAAAAACCGAGTAGTATTCGGCGTCAGGGATTTCAAGTAGATTGCCGGAGTATTGTTATTTGTGAAGGTGGTTTGGCTTTGAAGTGTAAAACCACTGGCGGGGGATGCCCATGTACCATCTCCCCTTAAAAACTTTGTAGTGTCGCCGCCCCCCGGTGCTGGCGCAAACTGGCTCAACTGCCCGCTACTGGCCAAAACCAGGCCAGACAGACTTGACGCGTAATATGGCATAAACTGAACAGTGCCATCCGGCTGCTGAAACCGAACCTGATGGTCACTGCCAATCCACATGCGGTCAAAGTTCGCCGAAGGGTTCGCCGGTGCAACCTGTCGTTTCAGGTCAATAAACGTTGTCGTGGTAGCCGATTGCCCGAAGACTGGAGAAAGAAAGCCCGCTGCGCCAAAAAGCATCAGCATCAGGGACAGATAGAACCCGGTAACGGAACGTCCCGAATGAGCCGGTCCAGCCGTTGACCGAATGTTGATATTGTCTGTGTCGCCTTCACCGAAGCGCTCCGGTGTGCCACCAAAATCAGCCTGTGAGTTAAACGATAGGCCATAGACTTTTTTCGTGTCGGCGTTGGCTACCGCAATTTGGGCTTCACCATTTACGTCCAGCGTTACGTCAAAGAGTGTCCCCGCGCCAGGACCGGCTGACACTGCCGCCGCTGTATCCACAATGCCATCATCGTTGGTGTCATACACGGACTTCAGCATATCGCCACCGCCTGCGCCGCCTGACTGATTAAAGGGGGTTGGTTGTTCTCCAAATGCAAGCGTCATTTCAGCACCACCCTTCCGGTTAACGACCCGGTATTTGCCGTCACGGTGAATCCAACCGTTGCCCCGCCAATGAACATTGGTACGCTGTGCGCGCCTTCCGTTAGTGAGAGTTCAATCCCTTTGCACCACGTTCCGGGTACGGCCCCAAGCTGGCCAGAAAGTTTCCATACCTGAACCGTGGCAACCGCCCCAGCACCGACAAGGGAATAGTCAAAGTCAGCGTATTGCGCGCCCCCAATATTATTGATAAACACCGTGGGGTCACCGGCATCTGTGCCAGTTTCGTCCTCGAAAACATTCACATACCCTTTCAGGTAATCAACTGCACTCATAGAATCACTGTCCTCTTTTAGAGAGCGTGACACCGCACCCTGATGGCAAGTTGCGGGTCGGAAGCAAATGTTTGGCGTGCGTTCCCGCCGGTCTTGGTCAGCGCAGGCGAGAAATAATTGAAGTCGACCGGCCTCACTGCCCGAATAAACAACCGACTACCCGGCACTGACTCGCTGAGGGCTTTCCATCGCTGGCGTCCACCGGTGCCTTTGCCGAGTACCAGAATCAGGTAATAGAGCAACCGACAGTAAGCGAATGTGAGGCGACTGCTTTGCACCGGGTCGTAGTCCCCAAACTCCACCTGACAAATGATCTGGTGCTCCACTACCTCGACTTCAACTTCATTTACAAACTGCTCGGTAAAGGAAGTGCGCACCGGGAACACCGTCAGGGACGGGATGTCGTGGACTTCGCCGCTATTTATTTCAAAGGTCAATATTTCAGGGAGGCTGGCAATCTCACCCATTCCGGCATTGCGGAGCATTTGGTTAATCGCGGGCAGCAAGGTAGCAATCGCGGCGGTCTGGTTGGTTTGCACAAACTTCTGGATACCCAGACACACGGGTTCAGCGTCCTTCCAAAACCATTCCACCGGTGTACTCATGCCGCACCCCCTTCAAGCCCAATGCCCAGCGTGTTGAAGCGAACCTGCATTTCGTCACGAAGCAAAAGCCCAATCTGGCCATGTGATTCGGGCGAGAGGTCAATCAATCCCGGTAGATAGCGGGCATACCCAAGATTGCTTCCAAGTCGTAAGCTCATTGGGTCAACCGCAATATCCGTGTTTTGCGTGCGACTCGTCAGACTCCGAAAGAGCGCCCCGGTTCGCCGGTACAGTGAGTCAAACTCAATCAGCCCGGCGGAAAATTCACGTGCTTTTTGTTTTAGATACCCAGGCTGGTTCGGTTTCCATTTCCCGTAGCCTTCGGCTTCAAATCGTGCCGTCATATCTGCGAAAATCACGGGCACGGCTTTCTCCATCGCTGGCGACACATCCACGTTCTCAGCCCACTTTGAAGCGTGAGCCAGAACCTGTTCCAGATTGCTTTCGACGGAGAAAAAATCAGTCATTGTTTTGAATTAGAACCGTGACTTGAAGACGAATAAAGGTTCAGCCTGAACGTCACTTACAGACGAGTACATTCGAGAACTGAGCACTGGTGGTGACGCCAGTGTGGGTGCAAAGAGGTAATTGAATTGTCCGGACTGCAACATTTTGAGACGTTCTTTGTACCCTTCCATGATCAAATCCGCCGCCGGGCATCGTTCCGCCCGTGCTGTCTTGTTCCAGAGGTAGTTAATAAGCCACGCCCCAACGTAGTCCGCATTCATTTCGGCAATTTTGTCATAGGCAGGCTCGCCCGGCGTGGACGGAATGTCGTAGCCCTTGGTAGTGAGTACTGCCGTCAGGTCCTGGGAATGCGAATCCGCCCGCGCCAAAATCTGCGCAATCGTCGGGTCACTGTCCTCGGTCGGAGTGAACCGGTTCTTGCTGAGGCGTAAGAGGATCTGATCCAGGGTTGCAAACGACATACATCACCACTTTGGGGTTACTGTCCAGTTACCGGGCGTTCGACTATGCCTGCCTACTCACTTGAGGTTACGGAGTCAGCGCATTCTCGATAATGCAGCCGCACGTCACGTCGGCCCGCACTTCGTCAATGGCCCATTCACATCGGTCGCGCCACGCACCAAACCCGGCGTTCGGGTCAAAGTCGGAGCGCACCCGTGGGGCTTTCCCTGCCGCGCCGTCAATCTTCAGGCTGAAGGTCACGCCAAATTGACGCACCCGTTTGCCCGGCGTTGGGTTCACATAGCCAACCCAGATGTGCGTATCCCAGATGTACTCAATCGAGGCGGCACGGTTGCGCTCGCCGTAGTTCACCTGAGTGGTCGGCACGAGCACTTTCACGTTGAAGAATTTGCCCAGAATCTCTTCGTTAAGCATTCCGAGTTGCACGCCGTACAACGGGGCTAACAACTTGGGCAGCCAGATCAATTTGCTCCACACCGGGAACGGAATGATCATCGTATTGGGCATTACCCCGCTGGCAATACACTTGGCTTTGGCGTCCTGCAAAATCTGAAGCGGGTTACCGTTGGCGGCGTCCATATACGGGATGGTCGTGCCGTCGCAGGTGATTTTATTCCCCGCCCCATACGCCGATGGGGTAAGCGTCAGGTTCTTGACACGTACCTCGCGCCGCAAGTCCAGATAGGTCAGGGCGCGTTCAACCTCGATTTTCCGCAGGTCGTAAATTTCCAGCAGGTCTTCTTGAGCCTGCACCGGCGTAACCGCCATCTTTGCGCGAGTCCGAACGCGGTACGGTTCGGTCGTTGAACTCCAGGATGACATTTCGGATGTCGGCGCGGTCTCGCCCCGCAGGTCCTCATCGTCTTTCCCGTAGTCGAAGAGTCGGAAGTCATCCGAATAGTACAGGTCACTTTGTTTGTCCACCGGGAAGACCGGAAACAGCGTATTCGCAATGAACGTCCCGATGGGGCGGCGCTCAATTGAGAAACGTGTCAACGGCTGGTCAACCCTGATAATTTGCGATGCTACACCTGGCATAGTGCCTCCTTTTATGTCGCTTCTCTTGGTTTAGCTATTTGGCTATTTGGCTACTGGCTATCAGGTGTTAGCTCGCAACCTGTAGCATCAATTCAACTTCAACTTCGCATTCATCACCCGCCGAGCCGCTTTCCCAATCGGAGAGCGCACGCGCAAAGGTTAGGGCCGCATCACCCGGCAAGGTGGCCTTTGCGCCATACCCGGTGTTTGCCCCCAATTTGATATAGTCCCCGGCGCTTCCGGTGGAACTGGCCAGCATTTTCAGCCACGTGCGACCGGCGCGGGCTACGGCAACCGGCATCGGCTTCGTGGATGTCGCCCCGGTGCCAAGGTCCTGAGTTACGCCAATCACCTTGTCCGTGGCAAACGCCGCCGGAAGCTTGCACCCATTGGTCAGCGTCGCATCGGCAATCACGGCCACAAATCGGACATTCAGTTCCGTTTTGATGTTGTAGCTCGGTGTGTAAACTGGAAGACTCATAATCCCCTCACTTTCTCAATCGTTTTCGTTTGGTCGTCTGTTCATCTATCCGATTCAGTGAAACCGTACTTCTTATTGAGAAGAGGCTTCCAAATACGCCCGAAGTGCGGCCTGATCGTGGGTTCGCAGGTAGTCATAGGCTTCCGTGTAGGTCTTCCCGGCCTTCTCCATATCGGTAAACACTTTTTCGGCTTTCTGAGCCAGTGTTACCTGAGCCGGGAGCGCCTTGCCTTTGACCGCGTGCCCGTATTCAGCCGTATCCACGAGCGCCGCATCACCCAGTTCAGTAAGTTGCGCCATCATTGCGGGCATTCCTTTTTCGATAGCCGTGGTCAATAAGGTCTTGCGGAAGTTCGGACGAACGCCCTTGTCAGTGAAAATCGCTTCAGCTTTGGCGGTGGTAGTTTCCTTGCGCAGTTCAGCTACTTCCTGGCGAAACGCCTTGAGTTCCTGGTTGAGCGCGGAGAGTGTCGCCATTGCCGCTTTGTCAGCCTTTTCGACTGGCGCGCCGCCACTGGCTGAAGCTTTCATTGTGTCGTCTTCGCATCCGGCTCCGGCACCAGCCATCGCCGCCTTGTCTTCTTCCTTCATTGGGTCACCAGCACCTGCACCCGCTGCCATATCCGGTTCTTTGGCCGCGCCCATCTCGATTTCGTTCTCTTCGTTTTCCGGCACGAGTCGAAACCCATCCGGCAACATCACGGCAATTGTTTCGCCCGAGGGCAACGTGACTTCAAGTTTCCCGGTTGTCTGATTGATTGCGCCTTTCAGTCCCGAGTCCGCACTGAGGCTGAAAATATAATGGAGTACACCGTCTTTTTTCTCTTCTGGCATAAGCCCCTCCGATTTTAAAGGTTGAGTTTCCCCGGCGCCCTTGGTAACTCCCAGAGTTTGGACCGGAGCAGCTTGTTGAACTTCTTCTCTGACAGGCTGGATGCCTGCACCTGAAAGCGCGGGAAAGCCAATCGCCCCCAACGTTAGGTCCGTCCAGAACGGGCGATTGCATATTGCGTAGCAGTCCAGCTTTACGCCTATCTCTTTGTCAAACTCGTCTTTGGCGGCAAAGGAAATTTCCGGGCTGGCGTAGGCATATTTGCCCGCGTTAATCATTTCTGCCGCGTCTTCGGTAAACCACGCCGTACCCCACAACCAGACCGTGCCGTTTTCATCCGGCGGGCGCGGGGCTGCTTCGCACGCAATCAGTGCCCCGGCACGCGGGGTCGCATCGCGGAAATGGGCAAAGCGGCTATTGTGGTCAAAGTCAATATTGATACCGGCGTGAAAGTTCTCTGCTATCTGCACCAGATCGGCTTCCGTCAACTCGAACGGTCCCCACGTCTGATGGACAAACTTTCCGACTTTGGCGAGCCGTACGTCCAACTTACCATCCGGCCCAACTTTGGGCTTGCGGGGCACGTCCGGACTCACCGGTTCCAGCGCCATATCCGTCAACGGGAAATGCAGCGTGTAGAACGGTGTCACTGGCTGGTTGTTCTGGCTTTGTACGGCAGGCATAGGCATACAGGCAATTGGTAAAAGAATCTTGAAATGTCCCGGTCTGGTCGGCTCATCCGTCAAGACGCAGGATAAACTTTCAATTTCACCAATTAGCACACACCAAAACACCCGTCAAACTTTTATGTTATAACGGGTGCATCCTGATATGAAAAACGCTATTTTCTTTGTAATGACTGAATCTTGATATGCAATTCTTCAGGTAATGATTTTACCTTCAGCGTCACGAAGCGGCCCAAGTTGCATCTTATTGCGCAGGTCAACTTCATCCGATGTCTGCCACGTCAACACGTTCTTCTCAACGGCAGTGGCCAGTTGTTTGATAATCTCGTCGATGGTCGGCACAATCAAATCTCCAAACTGGAACTTCGGGGCAGTGCGGGTCGTGCCATAGTTGTAATAGTGATGCAGGGCGATCCAGCCGTTGTTGAAGCTTTGGGCGGTATCGGTGGCGACGGACTGCACGAAGCGCTGAGATACGCTGTCCTGGGTTTCTGCCAGTGAGTAACTGCCGCCGCCGGATGCGCCAATTATCGCGATTTGCTGGACGGCGGCTGAGGCTATTTTCCAGTCGTAGTATCTCAGTAAGTTTGTCACGTCCTGGACTTGCGTGGTTCCGAACTCGAATTGAAAGCCGGGCGGCAAGACCAGTCCGAGTCGTTCGCCAACCCGGATGTTCCCCACGGCAAGCTTGGCGGCTTGCAGTTCTGCCTCAGTCATTGACGCTTCGCGGTCCTCGGAGAAGATGACCGGCACGCCCATAATTGAGTGCTCAAGCCCTACGGCCTGTGCCTGTTCGATGCGCGTGCCGTAATAGTAGGGCCGCACCATTGACCGCAGCAGGCTCTTGCCAACAAATGAATCACCTTCAGCCTGAAAGATGTACTGGGTAACTTTCCAGGATGGAATCAGGTTATAGACCTGTGCTGATGGGTCGTTGTTGTTGACCTGCTCCACGGCAATTAGATCGGATGTATCTTCGGGGTTGACGATGAAACGGTTGATACTGTGAGGCATTCGGGGGGCAATCTTGGCAATCAGCACCCGTGGGCCGCGAAACCGAAAGACTACCTCATCCATCGCGAAGCCGTAGACCAGTGAAAGCAAGGCGTTGTTGATTACATCGCTGAACTTTTGGGTATGCCAGATGCCGGTACTCCCCTGCCACTCCATCATCTCGATATTTTCTTGAAGTCGGGCGGCGGCCAGCGTGGATTCCTTGCTTGAATCGGCGGGTACGATTTTGCGTTCCGCTCCAAGAATCGGCATGGTAATGATGCGCAGAACTTCAGCGATAATTGGATCATTGCGCATCTCGTCATAGAGCCGGATATTGGCGGGCCACGCATACTCCGGGTTCCATTCCGAGTATTGGGCTTCGCCAAAAACATCATTCTGGCTCGCGCCCCGCGCCTTGACATCCGGAATCTCCGGGTCCGGGAGCGACTCCAGCAGGTCACGGGCGCTGTTGAACGTGGACGACCAGCTAAACCAGTTGGCGAGATCGGAAATAACCCCCATACGTTTGTCCTTCTTTATGCTTACCTTAATTTACCGGCGCTTTCAATACTTTCAATGCGTCCAATTCTCAGCGACATGGTGCAATTGTGCAATCAAATTCTTTAGATCGAATTCAGGATTTAATTCCAGCCCGCGCACCCACGCCTTTTCGTTCCACAGTGCCCAGTATTCATCGGAGCACATCAGTTCCGTAAGTGGTTGCACCCAGTAGTTCAGATTCTCGCGCCGTGACGGTTCGACGAAGTAACCGGCATACCCCAGGTTTTCGCGGAGTCCTTCCGTACCGGTGGCCACCACTGGGATACCGGACATCATGGCTTCCGTGGCGACCATCCCCCACGTTTCGACCTTTGATGGCATAAAGAGAACCCGGATGCGAGCGTAAAAATCCTCTTTCATATTCGCGGATGGCAACAGGATTTCAACGTTTGAAAGCTCGCTTAACTGGCGTTCCTGTTCACCGTAGGCACCGGTCATCACCAGAAATGGAAAGTCCGGCATTGCCTGTGCCGTGTGATAGAGAATGTCACCGCCCTTGATGGGATTCGGGTTCACAAAGCCGATGTGCATCCGGCCCGGCAGTGGAGTTGAGGTCCGATAGCTTTCACGCGAAACCGGCGGGCGGCACACCGTCCACGGAATGAGGGACTGACGACGCCCACGGCTGGCACGTTCCACCCATTGAGAGTTGAACACGAAAAGTGCCGAGCTTCGGTCAATCTTGAAATCCTCAATTGAAAACTCAGCGTGGATGCAGTGGACCAGCGGCTTGTGGAATTCAGCGGCCACCTCCATCGCCCATTGGGTGCATTCGTAATGCGCCTGTGTCAGGAGTATATCCGCGCCTCTCACGGTGCCACCCGGCAACTGTTTCCCGAAAGTCGGGATACCTTCGACCACGGCGGGCGGGCGGCTGTCATTGACGTAGACTTCAACACGGTGGCCATCGGCTTGCAAGGCTTGCAGAACACGCAGCAGGTAGATTTCAGCCCCAGCGAGCCAGTTGTAGCGTTTGTTCGGATGAGGAAACTTTTTGAGAAGAGCGAGAATGTGCATTCGTTTTCTTTCGTTATTTTCCATTTTGGATTGTACTTAGAGTATCCAGGATTTTGCGGGCGGCAAGTTCAGCCCCGTTCGTGAAGGGGAGCGGTCGCCACGGCTTGGCGATTTCAGTTTCAACTTGAGTTAAAAGGGTCTCCCCAGTTCCAAAGAGTGAAACCCGGTGGCCATTTGCCTGTTCTGCCTGAAGTCGGGCGCGCTGGTCTTCGTTCATTCGCAGCACCGGGCGGGCGACAAGCGGCGTCCCGATTGTGACGCATTCGGTGACGAGATTGTACCCGGCCTGACCAACCACGCAGTCAAAACCGGGCATCAATTCCACGACTGGCCACCACGAAAAACGGTCACAGTGGTGTGAAGTGGTTCGATCATCAAGACAAAGTTTGACGGCCCATTCGGGGTGTACCTCCTTCAGGAAATTAGCCGCACTGTCGGCGTGCCACTGTTCATTTCGGGCACCATTTGCCACGACCAATACCGCCGTCTGGTCCGGGTCAATCCCAAACTTTTGCCGCACTGCCTGACGTGACCAGATCGAATCCGTGGTGGCATTCACCCACGGCGGGGTCACCACGGTCTGAGGTAATTCGTCAAAGGCGGTTTGGCCTTCGCCGCCGGGAACAATCACCACCGGGTAGGTCTTGCGTACAAAGTCCACCCAGTCGGTGAATTTGTCTGGACGGTATCCGGCGGGTTGGTAAAATACACGGAGCAGGTTTCGGCCTGATGGCAGGTTCAATTCCTGGTCAATGCCACGTGGGAACGAATCCACGCATAACACTTCCGGGTTAAAACAGGCAATCGCCTGATTGAGCAATCGCCCGCGTGTCGTCACAGGAACCGATGCCACCTGACAGACGTAAATTTTGTTCGTCAGTTGAAATCCCGACCAGCGGGAAGGGCTGGCAGGGAAAGACGAATAACCGATAGAATAAAGATGCTCAACCGCAAACGAATCGGAGAAAATAACCACCGGGCGAGTGGCGCACACATTGCGTGCCAGAGCTACGGCGCGGTTAATGTGCCCCCACGTCTGGCCTGGAGCATAAATTAGCCACGGGCGGGACGGCGGGGACGGTTTATTCATCGGCTACGGCTCCTTGAAAGACGCGCAAGCTTCCGGAATAGGCGGTCGTCACCACATCGTCACCATCGGTGAATTGCAGGTTGAATACCACCAATTCCGAAGTCAAGAGCGCCGCATCTGCAACCGACAGTGTAACGTCCACCTGCCCGGTTTCGTCATCTACCACTTCGACACCACCGGTCACGCCGTTGTCTTTGGCAACCAGCACCGCATGTGATGTTGGTTCTTTCACCTGAAAGACCAGCGTGTAGCCGGTCAAATCCACCACGGCGGAAGCCGCGTCCACCGCCCAAAAGGTCAACACATTCGTCTGGCCTTTTTTGACGGAGCGGACCTGCCCATAATTGATACCACGAAAAATGAGACTCACTTTAAAACCTCAATTGAACCAGCAAATTACCCAGCAAATTACCCGGCAAGTTACGATATTCCAACCCGAAGTCCAACCTGAACCACCGCGCCTCACGTTGGGAAGCGTTTTGCGTTGCCAGTCCGCATCTGAGCTTAGAGCGATAGTGGACGCCTACCTTGTCCGTATCGGTTGCCCAAACGCCACGGTTGACGAACTGCGAGCCGCCGGGCGTACCAAAGAAGCCAACCTGATCGCGGTGGCTGAAACCAGATTGGCTGAACTCCCTCAGATTCCCAGCCCTCATCACGGCGCAGGTTCTTCTTCCGGAATTACGTACAATCCCACGCTCTCCAGGAACGTTTCTAAATCAGCCGTGGCCACCAAAAAATCACCACCGCCGGGCGTTGATTCAAGTTCACCTGAATTGCACGCCTTCCAAATGACATCTGCTGGTACGTCATATTGTCTCGACGCTTCCAACGTTGAATAGTATTCCGCCATACCTTCACCCTCCAATTCAAAAGATGAACGATTGTACCACGCTGCCGAGGAAATTCCAGCGTGACGCTTGCGGTCTTTTTTTTTTCGATATATACTGACGGAAAGATAAAAAGGAGCGACATATGAACCCCAAAATCCTCATCACGGTCTCGCCCGAGACCCAGGAACAAATCAAAGCAGACGCGGCCAAAGCAGGGATGAGCGTTTCCCGCTGGCTGCTTGCCGGACGCGGGTATCCGACAGTCAAACGAACCATCCACGGCAGGGATAAAGTCGGAAAATTTATTCCGAAACCAAACACCCAAACTTAAAAGAGTTACACACAGGAGTTAATATGACAGAGTTAAAAGTCACAGTCACCATCCCAATTGAAACACATGAAGTCTCACGTGAGAAATTCTCCCTCAAGACACTGGGTATTGATGTACCAGAGAACGCCAATCGCGGATTTCTTCTCACCAAAAATGGAAAGGACCATTTAATCGTTCTCGGGGTAGACGTGTGCAATCGTTTAACCTTTCATCACGGTGTTTGCATAGCAGGAGAACCCGTCACTCCAGGATGGGGCTACGGAGTTGATGTATCTATCACCAGAACGGGTGCATTTGATACTGTCGCCGAAGGATTAGATTATGTTCGGATCAAGCTCTACCCATCTCCCAATGCCACCCAAATGAAATACATTCGGAGTGAGATTCAAACGGCGCTCCTGGCTGAAGGGCTGTTCAAAATTGAAGTTGAAGAGATTGTACCCGAAGCGGATTACTCGTCTCATCCATCACTGACCCAAGGTGATAATGATGATGACGATGATGAGTACGATGACGACGAGCCATTCTAACCCAGTCTTCAGCCAGTTCAACCCCAAGCCCGGCCTCACCGCTGGGCTTTTTCTTTTCTCAAAACTGCTTTTGAATCAGCCGGTGACCCTGCATCGTCTGGGTAAGCCGTCGTAACTCCGTCGCCGGATCCACAATGACGCTCGCACTCGGTATATCTGAAGCCCGGAACGTGTCCCGTGATGGCTTCCACGAATGCGAATAGAGCGCATACCGCGCCGCATCGCACGAGTCATCATTTTTTTTCAACGGCTCTTCGTTCGGTTCTCCCTGTTTGGCCTTCTCATAGACGTAGCCCGTGATTTCCTCACCCAGCCCACAAGGGATTTTATTCTTCACCATCTCGTCATCTTTGTCCGTGGCACCGGCACAAATGAAGAGCAATGGTACGCCGTTAATGTCTGGCTTTAACCGTCGCTTCACTTCGTCGCGCCCGGCGTAAAATGAGTTCTTTGCTTTGACCGCGTTCAGCCCGGCCTGTTTGAACTTCAGGATATTGTCTGGCTTGTCCGGCCCACAATAGAATGTTTTAATCCGGAACCGTTGCTGGAGATACTTTGCCTCGGTGACCCAAAAATCAATCGTTTGCTGTCGCCGCACGCACTCGTAAATCAGGAATGCCCGGTCGTAATCGTCAAATGCCCAAACACTGATCACGCCCGCGTGGGCAAATCCCCAGTCAACGCCCGCTTTAACTGTCCACGTATGATTGATTCGTGAACGCGGGTCATCCATCAGCGCGTTCGGGACAACGTGCAGTTCCGCTTTGTATTCCGGGTAAATCCCACCCGTGGCGTGAACCCAGCGGCCTTCCCGCATTCGTTCGGCCTGAATGCCCGTCATCTGGCTCAGGTTGCGGCGGTAAATCTCAGGCGATGAGTCGTTGTCGTCAATCGAGGAATAAAAGACCGTCGCCTGCTTGCCCAGGATCAGGTCCTGGTAAATCCAGTGCTGGTCGGAGTCCGGATTGCACGTCAGAATTACCTGCGTCCACGGCGAAAAGATACCGCGCATTCGGGCGAGTAGGGCGGAAAAGGCATCGCGGGTACGCAGCTCGTTGGCTTCTTCAATCCAAAGGAACTCGATACCGCCTTCAAGTCCAATACCTTTCAGCCGCTCAAGGCTCTCGTCATCCTTGACCCCAAGGTAAAAGACGGCTGAACCATTGGGGTACATGTACCGCTTTGCACCCTTCTCGTGTTCAATGCCGTGACCCTCTCCCATCACCCGGCGCTCCAGCGGGGTAAGCACGGTATTTTTCATTGACGCCTGTACGCGGCGAACAATAAGGCACGACACGCCCGGATAGGCCATTGCGAGGCCGTGGAGCTTTTCTGAGGCAATATAACTTTTCCCGCCACCTGCCGAGCCGGTCAGCAACATTACCGGGTCTTTGCAGTTCCACACCGGGACTTGCCACGGTTTGGGCTGAAAGGTGCTGGCAATCGGAAACTCCGGGTTGATCGCGTACACTATGCACCCTCCACTGGTTCAGGCTTGCCTTCATCATCGCTCATTACCAGCGCATCATCCTCTTCGGGCAATTCATCCAGCCAGTTGCGCGGTGAAATCACAGACCCATCGGAAGCTGGAAGGTACATTTTCACTGCGAGCGGTTTGCCTTTCTTTGCGCCCGGTAGCTCCGGTGCTGCACTGGTACTCATAATCCGGTCCATTAACGGCATCAGGGTTGAAGTCGCCATTACCGCCGAATGCCACGACAACTCTTCAGCCCCTTCTTCATTCAGCTTCTTGAACGTGGACTTGATTTTCTTCAGCGCCTCCCACAGCAGTCCCTTGCTGAACGCTCGAAACTCGTCACGCTCCTGGCGTTCGTTCTCCAGGAGTTCCCGGATACGCTCACCGTCATAAAGGTCAACGCGCTCTTTCCATCGGAAAACTTTGGCCGCCGTCTTCCACTCTTGAGGCATTCGGGGTGCGGTCACTTCATCTATGGCAATGATACCGCATTCCTTGTAGAAGGCATTGTTCAGTGTGCGCGCCGGTCCGAGCAGTCGGTACACGGTATAACGCCGATACCATGTTTCCGGTTCTCCAGGAAGGCGGGCAATCCCATCCGAGAGTTCACCGGTGTACCCGGCGGGCCCGGTTTGTTTCGGCAAGAGAAACGGCTTGTCGGAGAAAATAATTTCAGCCATAATCTAACTGTACCATATCCAGAAGTTAGCACGAAAGAGAGAAGATTTCAGATGAGCCGTCGCCCAAAACCCAGCAAGTTCAAAATCTCCCCAGTCCCGCAACCGCCGAATATTCAATCATCCCCGTTCGATTTCAGCGCCCTCCACATCCCCAACCCTGACAGTTCGCCCTTCTATGATGCCCTTGAACGGGCACTTGGCGCTGAGTTTGCCAGCCTGTCGGAAGCGGCGTGGAACAACTTTCTCACCTTCGGGTTGCCGCCCAACGCTGTCCAACGCTTCGGGCAACTCATCAACACGGAAAGCCTGATTGAGTTTTGCCGAATGGGCACCACCATGGTCCAGGCTAAACAAACCGCGATCCTACCAGCCGAGTACAAGCTGATCGTCAACACGTTCAATGATCGGTTCAAAACAGCAAACCTGTGGCGCACCAATCTGCTCATCAATCACTATCGAGTGAAGAATGCAGCGGACCAGAAAGTGATTTATCTCGCTCGCACCCAACAAGAGGCTGAAACCGAGGCAACCAATTTCCAGTCCTTCGGAATCTTTTGTGATGTCGTTTGCCCGTCCGGAGACGACCGCAAAGGGCCGACTTCCGCACGGGACTTGACGATGAGTTCTCTACTGAAACAGTGATGGGCATTGATCTCTTAATGCTTCAATGCCCAGCACCGCCGGTAAAGAACCAGTTCCCAATAAGCTCGGCGGCGGTTGCCAGCAATGCCAGCACGCCACCGATAATGATGCCGATGATCTTGGCTTCCCGCCACTTGCTCACCTTTTCGCCTTCCTGCCGGGTTCGCTCCTGGTGCTCTAAAAGCTGAAGCCGACTGGAGAGCGCATCGGTGCCCTCGTACAACTGGCGGTGCATTCCGTTCACGCGGTCCTCCAAGGCCGCGATTTTTTCGTTAAAGCGCCCAATCACCACTTCCTGCTGACTCTGGAAAATCCGAAGCTCCGCGCTGTTCGCCCGGCTCTCCTTAAATATATCCATCATCATTGACAGGTTGCCCTGCTGTGCCTCACTGACAATCGCCGGAAGTTGTGGCGGCGCCGGAAGTGGGCCACTGATACCACGTGGCACAGTCGGTGACTGATGTGACTGATATGAAAAGCCGAGTTGCTCCAGGTCATTTACTTGATCAGTAACCCGGCGGGCCATCTCCGAGAACCGTTTCAGCCGTCGCCCGCGCTCACAGGCAACCCGCACCTGACTCAAAAACGCGTGCAATGGCTTATGGTCCCGGTCTT